ATACCTCCCCTTTTGAGCGCAAATTCCACAGACTTCGACCTATTTGGTGAAAAATGACAACTATTTTGGAAAGCAATTTGAGCGTAACAACACCTAAGCTGATGGGGGCTACCGAGCCAAGGCTGCACACACCCTTCCTTGAAGGCAAATCTTTATACAAAGAAGTAGAAACTCTGGCCGCAAAAGTTGGCACGCCATTATTACCCTGGCAATCGCTGGTATTGAAAGACATTCTTACACTTGGCGAAGATCAATTACCAATCCGGCGCAACATCCTGTTACTTGTGGCCAGGCAACAGGGAAAAACATTTTTAGCTTCGATGTTAATTATTTGGTATATGACAAAAGGCAAATCATGCGTTGGTCTATCTTCTAATAGATCAATGGCCTTGGAAACCTTTCGCAATGTAGTTTTCATAATTGAAACTAATCCATTTTTGGCAAAGTTATTAAAAGGCAAACCTAGGATGGCAAATGGCCAGGAAAAAATAATGTTTAAGAACAACGGCAGCTACACCATCGTTGCCGCAACTCGTGATGGCGCTAGAGGCCGAAATTGCAGCGGCTTATTATTTATTGACGAATTACGCGAAATTGATGAGCAGGCATTTGCCGCTGCCACTCCCCTAACGCGCGCCCATGCCGGGGCGCAAACTTTGATGGTAAGCAATGCTGGTGATGGATTTAGCCACACCCTAAATTCCATGCGCGCCCGTTGTTTAGATTATCCGCCGCCGTCTATTGGCTTTTATGAGTATTCAGCCGAGCCATTTGCGAAGATAGATGATCGTAGCCAATGGGTAAAGGCAAACCCTGCCCTGGGCTATACAGTGTCAGAAAGTGCGCTAGCTGAAAGTGTTGCAAGCTCTAGTGTTGAAACGACCAAAACCGAAATGCTTACAATGTGGTTGGATTCTTTAACTAGCCCATGGCCCGAAGGCATCCTGGCGCTCACTGGCGATTCTTCGATTAAATTTGTGGCAGATGGGCGCTTAACCATTTTTGCATTTGACGTAGGGTTGAGTCGGCGCAGCGCAAGTTTGGTTTGCGGTCAATTATTGGAAGATGGCCGGGTTGCAGTAGGAATTTTGAAAACCTGGGAAAGCCAAGGCCAAGATGTTGATAATTTAAAGATAGCTGCTGATATTAAAGAAAAGTGCGATGCCTATCGGCCCCAAATGGTTTGCTTTGACAAATACGCAACAGCATCTATTGCCGAACGCCTAAGTAATGCTGGCGTAGTCTGCAATGACATATCTGGGTCGGCTTTCTATACGGCGTGCGGTGATCTATTAGATGGCCTTGTAAATAAACGAGTAGTGCATGCAAACCAAGAACTATGGGTAAGCCACATGAACAACTGCGCCGCCAAGCAGTCCGATTCAGCCTGGCGCATAATTAAAAGGAAATCGGCAGGCCCGATAGATGCTGCTATTGGAACTGCAATGGTGGTGCATCAACTAATCAAGCCACAAAGCACGCCAAGTATCATAAGTATTTAGACCGACACGCTAGGCGTTAAATAGCGCCACTTTTTGCCGGATGTGCTTGACAAATTGAAAAAATTTGCACATGGCTATTCTTGACTTCTTTGGTGTGCGCTCCAAAAGCGATGCGCCGACTTCAAAGGCTTCTATTAAATCCCAGCTTGCGCCAGCCGTTATGGATTCACCATTTAACACTTCATTTGGTGGATTCAATAATTACTCTGCTGCACTTGCGCGCCAGGATGCTATCAGTGTGCCGACCATAGCCAGGTGCAGGTCTTTAATTGCAAATACAATCGCCGGAATTCCAATGCAAATGTATTCCACAAAAACTGGCGAAGAATTACCCAATTTACTTTGGGTAGATCAACCTGACAAGCGTCAGCCACGAAGTGTAACTATTGCGTGGCTAGTTGATAGCTTGATGTTTTACGGCGTTGCGTATTTACGTGTTACAGAAGTTTATCAAGATGATAATCGGCCTGCGCGTTTCGAATGGGTGCAAAACGATCGTGTAACTCCTAAATATAATAATTTAGGAACTGAAATAATGTTTTACACTTTAGATGGCGGCAATCGTTTGCCAATGTCAGGTGTTGGAAGTTTGGTTACATTTCAATCACTAGACCAAGGTCTTTTAATTAAATCATCTAACACAATTAAATCTGCGCTAGATGTTGAACGCGCCGCGGCGGTAGCAGCCCAAACACCGATGGCGACGGGTTATATCTCAAATTCCGGTGCTGACTTGCCAGATGCACAAGTGCAAGGAATTTTATCAGCTTGGAAAACTGCTAGACAAAATCGCGCTACTGCATATTTAACTTCTACGCTTTCTTATACCCCAGTTTCATTTTCACCAAAGGAAATGTTATATAACGAGGCAAAAGCATATTTTGCGTTAGAACTTTCACGCGCGTGCAATGTTTCTGCCGACATGGTGGATGCAGAAGTGCAACAAAGCATGACTTATCAAAATGTTTTAGAGCGCCGCAAAGAATTTATGGCCTACACACTTGCCCCTTATATCTGCGCTATTGAAGATCGTTTTAGTATGGATGATCTATGCGCGCGCGGCACCAAGGTTCGCTTCATGGTTGATGAAACATATCTAAGAGCTGACCCAATTGCTCGCCTAGCAGTAATTGAGAAACTTCTTTCACTTGGCTTAATCACAATAGAGCAGGCAATGGAAATGGAAGATCTAACACCAGAAGGAAGTGAGTCTGAAAATGCAACTGAACTTTAGTAGTCCTATTGAGGCAGCCGACATAGAGCGCCGCATTATCGCTGGCGTTGTTGTGCCATTTGGAGTTATTGGAAATACAAGTGCAGGACCAGTAATTTTCGAGCGCGATTCAATTGCAATAAAAGATGGAACCAAAATCAAACTGCTAGCGCAACATGATCCAACTAACCCAATTGGTCGCGCCCAATCTTTTTCTACATCCGATACGCAAATAAATGGCGTGTTTAAAGTTAGTGCTAGTGCAACTGGCCAAGATTATTTAATCCGGGCAAGTGAAGGACTTATCTCATCGCTATCAATTGGCGTTGATGTAATTGCTTCTAAGCCAGGTAAAGATGGAACTCTTTATGTGCAAAGCGCCGTTATGCGCGAGGTGTCTTTAGTCGAATCTCCGGCCTTTGAACAGGCGCAAGTTACCAAAGTTATGGCAAGCGATAGCGAAGCCGAAACAAACCAAACCCAACCAGACAATGAAAGCGAGGCCGCGATGACCGATGAAACTAAGGTTCCCGATGCCGTAATACCAGAAGCGGCGGCTGCTGAAACAGTCGAGGCTTCACGCCCTACAAGAAACGCACCAATTTATGCAGAAGTTCGCAGCCCAATTAAAACAAAGGCGAACTACTTGGAACACACAATTAAAGCTGCACTTGGAAACCATGAATCAGGCCAATACGTTCGCGCAGCAGATGCACAAGCAGCGCGTCTAACAGCATCTGATGATTCATTTACAACAAACCCTGCATTTACTCCGGTGCAATATATTTCGCAGGTTATTGATACATCACTTGGCAATCGGCCAACAATTGATGCACTAGGCGGCGCACGTGCTCTTAGTTCATCGGGCATGGTGGTGAGTCATCCTAAAATTACGGGAAATGGTAGTGTCGCAACGACCGCAGAAGGCGCAGCACCAAGTGAAACTGGAATTACCAGCGCTTATGTAAATGCTAGCGTGGTCAAACTGGCCGGACTCCAACGCTACAGCGTTGAGGTCCTTGAGCGCAGCGATCCGAGTTTTTATCAGGCGATGTATGAAAATATGTTAAGAGCATACGCACGCGCATCCGATGCTTATGTAATTGCAGAAATTGTTAGCGGTGGAACACAAGCTTCAACACAAGCTGCAACTATTGCAGGACTTCAAGCCTATGTTGCACAAGCATCACCAGCAGTTTATGCAGGCGCTGGCGAAATGCCAACTGCATTTATTGCAGGCACATCTGTTTGGTCAGCTTTAATTGGCGCAAACGATACAACTGGGCGAAGCATATTTAACTCAGTAACTAATCCGATGAATCAACCAGGAAGCACTGCGCCTAACTCTATTCGTGGAAACATGATGGGCTTAGATTTATTTGTTGATCCTCAAATGGTTGCAACAACTATTGATGACTGCGCATTTATCACTACACCATCTGCAATTGCAATTTATGAAAGCCCAGTTTTGAAATTGGCAACAAACATTCCGGCATCTGGTGAAATTGAAACCATGCTTTATGGATATTTTGCTTGCAAGACTTTGGTTTCAACTGGACTCCAACGCTTTAACTTAACCTGATAAATAGGGCAAACCAATAGATGCCGTTACTCCCCTTGTGCCCTTGGGGAGTATCGGTCTTATTAAGAAAGGAGTAAGGCATGCCAAGCACTTACGTTACCGCCGCCGAATTAAAAACAAATCTCGGAATTGGCACGCTTTATGATGCCACCGATGTTGTAGAAACTGTTTGCCAAACAGCAGAGGATTTACTAAACCAGTTTCTTTGGTTTGATTCTTATCCCGTTGTAGGTGCAGGTTTGCAAAACAATGTGGCAACAGTAGTTTTAGCTGCTCCCCTAACCTTTGTAACAGGGCAGACAATAACCATAAGCAATTGCGGCAGTATCTATAATGGATCAAAGGTTATTACTTCGACCTGGCCATTTAGTAACGGCTCATCTACATTTCCAAATCTGCCATTTTTTCCTTATGCCTACTCAAATTTTCCTAGAGGCTATTCAATAATTCAATATGCAAAAACAAATGCCGATGACATTTACCATCAAATAGTGCCCTACGGCAAAGCCCTAGGAGTTGATACAAAGGCCACTTCTTATGCAACTACTGGCGCTATTCGCGAGGCCGCAATGATCCTGGCATGTGAAATCTGGCAGGCCAGACAGTCCAGCCAAAATAATGGAATGGCGTTAGATGGAAGCATTAGCCCTTGGCGCATGTCGAATTCCTTAATGGCGAAAATCAGGGGCCTTATTGCCCCTTACACATCGCCCCGGTCAATGGTTGGCTAGCAATGGTTGCCGTTACAACCCTTCGCGCGACCTTGGCCGCAGCTTTAGCAAACGCAGCAGTTTGGTCAGTTTTCTCATTTCCACCGACAAGCCCAATAGCCAACAGCGTTTACATTCAGCCGGATGATGAGTATTTAACTTTTAGCAATAACAAATACGACACAGTAGGACCGACTGCCAATTTTAAAATAGTAATGATCGTGCCCATGTTTGATAACCAGGCTAACTTGGCAGACATCGAGGACTTTATGGTGGCCGTTGTAAATAAATTAGCCGCATCAACTCTTAACTATCGGGTAAGCAATATGTCTGCTCCAACAGTCCTTGGACTAGAGCAGGGCCAGATGTTAAGTGCAGAGCTTTCCGTATCAATCGTTACCGAATGGAGTTAAACATGACAGACACAACAGCAGAAAATTTGGCTTGGTTAAAGAAAATCGGCCAAGTAAAAGACACATCAACCACACCAGCCGAGAAAGCCGAGGATAAATAAATGGCCGTATTTCTAAATGCAACATCCGTAAAAATCAACGCAGTTGACATATCCGCTTATGTTACTAGCGCAACTCTTACACAATCATCCGATGAGCTGGAAATTACAGCCATGGGCGATTCTGCTAGAAAATATGTATCTGGTTTGCAA